TGCGTATAAGGAGGCCACCGATGAGTGAGAGGCCACAAGTAAGCATCATGTTCTCCGGGTCTGACTTTAGGGGCGACCACGCCACGGACGTACTCATCGCGCACGACTACCGGCCTGATGAAACGGTTGCGGCGTTGGTCGCACGGGTGCTTGGCGATAAGCCGAGGTGCTACGGGTCGTGGGGCGACCATATCCAGATACGACTAGTGGAGGCCACCGATGAGTGAGACACCCTGTCCGTTCTGCGGGCAGATACACGGAACGGCCTGCAACGCGACTACTCCCGCTAATCCGATCGGCCAGATAGCGACTGTTGCCGCTACACCCGTTGTTGCTCACGACGCGCAACGGTACGATTGGCGGGAGGAATTGGACATGGCAACAGACTACGGCATGAGCCTCGCCGCCGCTGCGAGAGTCGCCGCCTACATCGAACGCCTGGAAGCCGAGCGTGACGCGCTGCAGTCTGATTACAACGCCATGTATCCTGTCGTGTTCGCCGCCGAGGACTGCGTGGGGAATGGTGGTTGCCTCCATGTCGGGCTTGAGGAGGCAGTCATGACGTATCAGGAGCTACGCGAGGATAGCCTGAGGCAACGCCGAGAGGGTGATACAAGATGACTGACAAGCAAGTGAATAACATACGTCAAACCCTAATCGCGTTCGGGAAGCGCGACGTAGGCACAAGCATGGGGCTGACCCCTTTCCAGCAGTCACAGTACGCCCTCGCGGACTTGACCGACCTAGAGGCGAAGCTGGCAGAGGCGGAGGAGCGGCTTGAATCAGAGGTTGTGTGTGTCAACTGTCACATCGACCTGGAAGCGAAGCTGGCAAAGGCCGAAGCCGAGCGTGACGCGCTGCTGGCAGTCGTGGAAGCGGCAAAGAACGCCGAGGACACCGTGAGCAACGTCATAGATTGTGGTGACAACGTTCGTGAGTTCATGGGTGAAGATAGCGACTATCTGTTCATTGACGCGGCGCTGGCTATGGCGCTTGGGGATGCTATTGACACCTACGACAAAGCCGAGAGGGTGATACGAGGTGAGTGACACAGGGGCAGATACTACATTCATCGAATGTGAGTGTGGCGACCCACGAGATTCCGTTATCGTGCATCGCTTCGTGGGCAACACGCGACTAGGATGGGAGCCGGAGTTGTACATGGATTCATTTATGGCTCCAGTCTGGCCGTGGTACAAGCGCGTTCCGCATGCGGTCCGCTACCTTTTCGGGTTTGAGGCCAAGAAGTATGGGCACTTCGGCTGTACGCTGATAAGCCGTCGGGATGCGGAGCACCTGATGGACGTTTGCCGAGGGTTCTGTGCCGAGTTCGATGCGTATAAGGAGGCCGACGATGAGTGACCGCATAGACGAGTTGGTGGCGGCTATCGACGCGAACACGCTGCTCCAGTGGGACGGCAAAGACGTTGCGCTCGAAGCAGCGCACGAACTCGCCACCATCGCACGCGAAGCCGAGGCGAACGTCAAAGGGCAGGAAGCAAATGCCGTGTTCGCTCTCCAACTCAAGCGCGAGGCCGAGGCACGCGCTGCCGAATGGATTGACCGCTGCTACCAGTCGGAGGCACGCGCACTCAAGGCCGAGGCGATGTGTGAGTGGATGGCAGAGGAACTCGTCGTCAGCGGCTGGTGCAGGCCAGATGGCGAGCGCGAGAACGCACCCTGCCACGCGATGAGCCGGCGCCGGCGAGGCGAGACATGCTGCGAGTGTGCGCTCAAGGCCGCAGAGGAGGCGGTGAGGCGATGAGGAACATACTCCGCATCATCCTACCTACGCTTGTGGTACTCGCGCTCGTGGCGCTCAACATCGTGGCGATCCGATCGCTCGCCGAGCCCGCACCACAAGCCGCGGCGGCGGACACCGAGGCCGAGCACCTGCGGTACACGCTCACCTCGGCGAACGCAAGCGCGGCGATAGCGGCCGACCGGGCGGCGGCACTAGAGCGCGAAGTGGCGCTGCTGGACGTGACGGTGGGCAACCTCACCGACCGGCTGGAACGGGAGACAGGCGCCGCTGTCTCGATAGACGCGTCCGGATCCGTCACGCTCGAGTACCCGCCGAAGCCGCAACCGGAGCCAGTGGCAACGAGTGCGCCACCATCCGGCAGCGGATGGAGCAGCGCGAAGGCGTCGTGGTACGGGCCGGGCCTCTACGGCAACAGCACGGCCGACGGCACGACCTTCACGGCCGACACGTGGTGCGTGGCGCACAAGGATCTTCCGTTCGGCACGGTCGTCGAGATCGCCTACGGCGGCACGACAGTGGAGGTGCCGGTGCGAGACAGGGGCCCGTACGTCGCTGGGCGCGAGTTCGACCTCTCGGCGGCCGTCGCACGTGCGCTCGGGTTCTCCGGGACAGGCACTATCGAGTGGAGGGTGAAGCCATGAGACGACTCTTCGACAGGCTCACGTACTCGTTCTTCTTCGGCCTCGGCTTCGCCCGCGTGAGCGGCCGGTGGGTGCGGTGAGGTGGCTTGCGGTAGATCCCGGTATCGCGGCGATGGGCGTGCTTCTCATGGACGGCCAGCGCATCATCGAGGCACGCACGTACAGGACGAAGGCTGACGGTCCGCGCCCGCAGTTCGTGACGACGCTCGAACGGGCGCACAGGCAGGCTCTCCGCGTGCAGATAGCAGCCGAGGAATGGGGAGCGTCCGTCGTCGTGCTCGAAGGCTACGAGGACTTCGGCGGGCAGCACAAGCGCGGTGTGCGTAACCGCTGGATGACGCCGCTGCTGCTCGGCATGATAGCCGCGCTGGTGGACCGCCCGTGCGTGTGGCAGGACGCCGGAGCCGTGCTCACGGCCTACGGGCAGCACAAACGCATGTGGGCGGCGGGGCAGACGGGCATCATCGCGGGCGACGATCTGCTCGGCAACGACCACGAACGGAGCGCGGCGTGTCATGCGCTGGCGTACCTCGCTCCCCGCTCGGTGGTAGAATGACCGCAGGAGGTGGCGGACATGGCAGGTGGTAGGCCGACGAAATACAGGCGCGAGATGTGCCAGCGCGTCAAGGATCCGTCCGTCATGGCGGCCGGTGCGACCACCTCAGCGATCGCGCAAGCGTGCGGCGTGGCGATACGCACCGTCGATAACTGGATGGAGAGGCATCCCGAGTTTATGCAGGCAGTAAAAGAAGCGCGGGCCATCGTCGATGATTCCGTCGAATCCTCGATGATGAAATCCATCCGTGCCGGGAACGTGACCGCGCAGATATTCTGGCTCTGCAACCGGCGCCCGGACAGGTGGCGCCACGTCCAGCGGGTCGAGCACACCGGGGAGGGCGGCGGGGCCATCACGATAGCCGAGCTGGTGCGGCGTGCCTCAGAAGACTGATCCGGCAGACGCGTTCGTGACACGGATGCAGTCCGATCCGGTGTGGACCGCCGAGCAACAATTCGGCGCGACGCTCTGGAGCAAGCAGCGCGAGATACTGCGCAGCGTGTGGGACAACCCGCGCACCGGCGTCAAGAGCTGCCACGGCTCCGGCAAGACGTACGTAGCCGCGATAGGCGTGCTCTGCTTCCTGCACGCCTTCCCCGACAGCATCGTGATCACCACCGCCCCGACGTGGGAACAGGTGCGCAGGCTGCTCTGGAAGGAGATAGGCCGCGCACACGCCGACGCGATCCGGCGGGGCGTCGCGCTCGGGAGCCGCTGCCACACCACCGACTGCGAGGTGGACTCCGCGTGGTTCGCGCTCGGGCTCTCCACGAACGACCCTGATAGGTTCGTCGGGCATCACGCGCCGTACATCCTGGTCGTCGTGGACGAGGGCTTCGGCGTCGAGGACTGGGTGTACGAGGTCGCCGAGACGTACATGACCGCATCCGGCAACGCAGGGACCATGGCGCGGCTCCTGGCGCTCGGCAACCCGACGGACCGCGCGTCTCGTCTCGGGCGTGCGTTCCACTCCGAGCGCGAGGCGTGGAACCTCATCAGCATCTCGGCGTTCGACACGCCGAACCTCTCCGGCGAGCAGGTACCGGCCAGCGTCGCGCGTATGCTCCCGTCTCGCGAGTGGGTGGAGGACAAGCGGCGCGTGTGGGGCGAGGACTCGGCGATCTACCAGGTGCGCGTCCTAGGCGAGTTCGCCTCGGCGGGCGGCGTCATACCGCTTGCGGTGATCGAGCAAGCGCAGGCCCGCACGCTCGCTCCCGCTCCCGGCTCGCCCGTGGTGCTCGGGGTGGACGTGGCACGCTCCACCGATGGCGATGAGACGGTGATCGCCTCGCGCTCTGACAAGCGCATCCGCATCGAGCGGGCGCTGCGCACCAACGACGCGATGGAGGTATGCGGCACGACCGTGCAGATAGCGAGCGGCTATCGGGCGCTCGGTTTGGAGGTGCGCATCGTCGTGGACGCCGACGGCCTGGGCGGGCCGGTCGCCGATCGGCTGCGCGAGATGGGGTATGCTGTGAGCGATTACCGCGCCTCTGCGGCGGCGTTCGACCCAGACCGCTACGCGAATCGGCGTGCGGAGACGTGGTACACTGGCGGCGAGGTGCTGCGGGAGTGCGACCTGGACGCCGACGATATGCTCGCCGCGGATCTGGCGGGGCCGAAGTCCGGGAAGATGACGAGCCGAGGGCAGTTGACTGTCGAGCCGAAGGACATGACGCGCAAGCGCATAGGGCGGTCGCCTGACCGCGCGGATGCTGTTCTCATGACGCTCGCGCCAGAACCCCCGTCGTACGTCTACGCCGTGTGATAAGGAGGCTTCTGTGAGCCGTATGTCAGAGGCGCTCAAGGTGCTACGGGGCGGCGAGGTCAAGGCCGCTCCGGTGCCGGGTTCGGATATCGTGCTCGGATCGGTATCGGCTTCGACGATCTCCACGGCGCAGATCGACCGGGCGATGGACGGCGCGGCCAAGGTGTCATCCGTGCTCGCCGCCGCGCTGGTGTTCTCCTCCCGCAACTTCGCCGAGGCGCCGCTCGTGGTGATGCGCAACGGCGAGCCCGACTATACGCACCCGCTCTCCCGCGCGTTCTCCCGGCCGACGCCCTGGCACTCGCAGACGGCATTCTGGCAGCGGTTCGTGATGCTGCTGCTCACGGACCCCGGCGGCGCGTATATCGTCGCGGCACATGACGACAGCGGCGAGGTCGGGGCGCTCTGGGCGCGTTCGTCCCGCCACGTCAGGCCGCGCCTGTCACCGACCGAGTACATCAGCGGGTGGAAGTTCGTGACCAACGGCTTCGAGCAGGACGTGGACCCCGACCGCTTCACGGTCGTGCGGCAGCAGTTCCCGAGTCCAGAGCCGAACGACGAGTTCTACTCGCTCTGCCCGATAGAGCAGGTGCGCAAGGAGGTCCGCACGCACGTCACGGCCTCTCTCTGGCTCGACAACATCCTCCAGAACATGGGCGTCTCGAGCGGACTGATCGGCGTGGACCACCAGGCGCTCGACCAGAAGACGGCGAAGGCCGTGCAGGACGAACTCAACGAGCGGCTCGGAGGCCCTCAGCGCGGAGGCACGTTCGCCGTGCTGGCAGGCAAGGTCACAGTGGACGAACTCGGCATGAAGCTCGGAGACCTGGACTTCGGCCCGCTCATGGACCGCGTGGAGGTCGCGGTGTCACGCGCCTTCGGCATCCCTGCCGAGCTCTTGCAGGTGCTCGCCACGGTCGGCAAGGGCGAGGGGCTGAACTCCAGCGCGTACCGCGAGAAGGCACGCGTGGCCTACGACAACTCGATCATCCCGCTGTGGAAGGACGTCGCTGAGGCTGTCGGCACCTTCATCGGCCCGTTGTACGACCTCGGCCCGGAGGACGTGGCGTTCGACTACAGCGGCGTCGAGGCGCTCGCTGACGACAAGCTCAAGCGCTTCCAGACCGCCGTGGCCGCGCTCCCG